ATAGCAGGCACCCCAGGTGCAGGTAAATCCTCAGTTGCGTTAGCAATTGCAGCCAGAACTAAACTGCCAACACTTTACTTCAGCGCAGATACTAATGCTCACACTATGGCCATGCGTTTAATCGCAATGGCAGGTAACATGAGTCAACAAATGGCAGAGAACTTATTAAAGAAAGACCCAGAAAAAGCAAATGAAATATTATTACTTAACAACCATTTGTTCTGGTCATTTGAATCTACACCTACACTTAAAGATTTAGATGAAGAAGTATCTGCATTCGAAACAGTATGGGGCAGAAGCCCTACACTTATTGTTGTAGATAACTTAATGGACATAGCAATGGATGGACACGAAGAATTCCAAGGCATGCGTGCTGCTATGAAAGAACTAAAGTATTTGGCTAGAGATACCAATGCTGCAGTTCTAGTTCTACATCACACCAAAGAAGGATTTGAAAACTATCCATGCCAGCCACGGTCAGCAGTTCAAGGTTTAGTTAACCAGATACCAGCAATGGTATTAACTATTGGGCAGATGAAACAAGGAGATGACAACTTCTTATGTGTAGCCCCAGTTAAGAATCGTTATGGTAAAGCAGACCAAACTGGTAACAACTATGTTACTCTTTCATTCAACCCAGAATCTATGCATCTAGATGATGTTATGATTCGTTATATGCCACAACAACAGGAGTTGGGATGAGTAATCCACGCAAAGCAAAAGGTTCTAAAGCAGAAGCAGATGTAGTTAAATGGCTAAAGAAATGGTTTCCTTATGCAGAGCGTAGAATTGCAGGCTCTCAATTAGATAAAGGAGATATAGCAGGAGTTAATGGTGTAGTTATAGAAGTAAAAAATCACTATCGCTTAGACTTATCAGCATGGGTAAAAGAACTAGAGATAGAAATAAAAAATGATAATGCATGGACAGGTGTAGTCTTACACAAACGAATAGGTAAAGGAGATGTAGGAGAATGGTATGCCACAATGCCAGCAAAAATATGGATAGAATTAATCAGAAGGATTTTAAATGATAAGTGAACTACTAATATTACTAACATACTTTCAACAAGAAATGATAGGATTATTACTATGGATAAGCACAGTGTTGCTGCCTACCTAGAACATATAGGCGCCACCCTGCCAGCCGTGGGGCATGGTTGGCGCAAGATGAAGTGCCCATATCACGGTGATAAACATGCATCAGCAGCCATTAATTATGATGAGAATAGATTTAAATGTTTTGGTTGTGAAGTAAAAGGTGACGTATACGATTTAATTATACATAGACAAGGAGGTAGTTATAGTGAGGCTCTCAAATTCGCAGAGGACATATCTTTATCAAGCAGCGGAGGAATACGCAAAGCATCTTCATCTAGCCGCAGAGTATCTTTCAACCCGACATCTCTCGGTAGAAGAGGGAATGAAATTTCATCTAGGGATAGTTAAAGACCCACTGCCAGGACACGAATCATATAAAGGTAGGCTAGCAATTCCTTATATAACACCATCAGGTGTTGTTGATATTAGATTTAGAAGTGTCAATAACCATCCAGATGAACCTAAATATATGGGTGTGCCTGGTGCTAAAACTACAATGTATAACGCTCAGGCAGTTCTAACTGCAGGTAATTATATATGTGTAACTGAAGGTGAGTTAGATACAGTTGTCTTAACATCTAAGACTGGACATCCATCTATTGGTATACCTGGAGTTAATAACTGGAAACCATACTATGGAAAGATATTAGATGACTTTGAAGTAGTAATTGTATTAGCAGATGGTGACAATGCAGGCTTAGAGTTTGGTAAAAAACTAAGTAGAGAACTAGGTAATGTTAATCTATTACAAATGCCAGAAGGACATGATGTGAATAGCATTATTGTGCAAGAAGGAAAGGAGTGGATAGATGAGCGAATTAGAAAATGTCTGGGATAATGATGAAGAGTTCTGGGATTTTGTAGGAGAAAATAGACGTATGGTTGGCCTATCAGTATCAGATAACCAAGGACTAGATATATTAAATGCACTACGAGATATTTATTTAACTATAGAAAAAGAACCAGACAGTGCTATGCGTATGTTAACATTACTAGGCACAGTTATTTATGCCAGCAGTATAGGAGAAGGCAAGCAGTTTACAGATGAAATACAAGTAGCAGCAGCAATGGAACAATTCGATACTAACATTAAGGATATATTAGATGAAGAATCCAGGTGATATAGATACAATTACAAACGAACTAACAGCCATCTTGTTAAAGAAACAACAAGACTACGGCCCATTTAATATAGCCCACGCTCCAGGCGGGGCTATGAATGGACTACGAGTTAGGATGCATGACAAGTTAGCAAGGCTAAATAACCTAGTAGATACAGGCAACACGCCGAATTATGAGTCAGTCGAAGACACCCTTATAGACCTGGCTAACTATGCTATAATAGGACTATTGGTACAAAGAGGACAATGGGAAGGTGCTGACTAACCAGTGAGTGAGGCGTGGGTACAAGAGTATGACTTGCTTGTATCCTCCCTTGCCTCCGAGTATTTTAAAAGATATCCAATGGTTGAGCCACAAGATATCAAACAAATATTATGGCTATGGTTTGTTACACATCCAGTTAAATACAAAGAGTGGTCTAAATTACCAGCCAAAGATAAAGAAAAACTAATTGCTAAATCATTACGTAACGCAGCATTAAAGCATTGCGAAAAAGAAAAATCCCAGAAGTCAGGTTATGACTTACTTGATTTATATTATTACGACTCTTCAGTTATAGAAGCATTTTTGCCATCTATTATTGCAGGTAGTTACGAGATACCTAGCAAGATAAAAGACCTTAACTTTAAGATGGGCAAAGGCGAAATCACAGACGGAAACAACTGGCTAGTTCTACGGTCAGATATAGAGAAAGCATACAATCAATTAGCAGAGGCAAAACAAAATATTTTAAGGCTACGATTCACGGTAGATAACTGCGAGTGGAATGAGTTAGGTAAAGAATTAAATACATCTGCTGATGGTGCACGTATGCGAGTTACCCGTGCAGTTAATTCTTTAGTCAGACATTTAGGTGGATGGCGAACATATGTGGATATGGATAACATAGAGACAGAAGAAGATGATGAGCCAAGAGAATCCTAAAGAGATAAAAGATTTATTTAAAAAAGATTATAGTAAGGCTATGGATTTACGGGGTAATCCAATAGGTGATATATGTTTATGTGGTTCAGAATTATTTACAGCCATAGTAGCCTTTGAAGCAGGGGAAATAATCTTTTATTTTCTAGATGGTGAGTGTGTTAATTGTGGCTCATTGGTTACTCTACCTACACCAATAGATGACCATGGAATGGATTGTGACTAATGCCATACTACGATTTTGAATGCAAGACTTGCATAGTAGTAATAGAAACTACTGATTCTGCTGCACCATTCTGTACCTCTTGCGGAAATATTATGATTCGTATATGGTCCTCTACACCAGTACACTTTAAAGGAAGTGGTTTCTATTCAACAGGAGGATAATGAGATTTAGTGATACGCCAGCATGTGCTGGCTTAGATGTAGAATTATTCTTTACAGAAGAACAGGGTGGGGGATATGCACATGTTGATTACGTTAAGAAAATGTGCAACAATTGTCCAGTGCAAAAAGAATGTTTTGATTATGCAATAGAGAACCTAGTCCATGGATTATGGGCAGGTACTAGTAAAGAAGAAAGGGATAAATATAGAAGCAAGCACAACATAATAGGTAAGACTGTTGTTCCTGAATCTATGTTTAAAAATGCTTACTAAAATAAATACATTATACTCTTTAACTCCACAAGAAGAAGCCATTGCAGTAGAGGTTGGCTATCAAAGGCAAAAGCCATACCTTGGTGACCCTACTCGTAATATAAATTATTCAGAAGGAGACCTTTGGGAACTATGGCAACATGCTATTGCTGCTGGTAGTGAACTAGCATTTGCTCGAATGATTGGCAATACAACTTTTGTTCCTCACTTTAATAAGTGGAAAAATGAATTAGATATTCCTGGACTTGGCGAGGTTCGTTATACATTTAATGACCAGCCAAAATTAAGATATACAAATAGAGACAATGACTCTCTTGTGTATATATTAATGGCTGATGGTATGCGTCATAAGACTAGACGTACTGCACCAGATTGGTTAGGAGTTCCATATAAAGCAATTGGCTGGCTATATGGCAGTCAATGTAAAGCAGATATGTTTAAGTATAATGAAAAATCTTGGTATGTTCCAGCGACATACCTCTCATCAATGGACACATTACCTTTGGAGCATAATGTCAAAACTATCTGACTTTGATTTAGACCTATCAGTAGGACATGAAGGCGAGTCGCTAGTTAATCAATTACTAACTAATGGCAAAACCATAGAAGTTAAAACAGATTTAAAGTGGAAGAATACTGGTAACTTATATATAGAAACTGTGTGTTGGTCACACAATAATGAAGAGTGGTATCCGTCTGGTATCTCTACAACTAAGGCTGAGTACTGGGCATTTGTATTAGAAGGAACTGTATTGATAGTACCAATAGAACACTTACGGCGTGCCCTTACCTTGTATGGTCATCCTATTACCTGTAATATAGAACCTAATCCGTCAAAAGGTTATCTAATACGACCAGATAAAATCCTCCAAGTGGTGCAAGAGTTATCTAAGTAGAGGGGAACTGCTTAGAAAACAAGAAAAGCCCCCGCTTTCTAGTATCTCTACTAGGGCGGGGGTTATTCGTGTCTATAATGGGCATTTAAAGCCCAATTAAAGGTATTATTTTGAGCCCAATTAAAATAGCCTGCTCTGGTGCTAGGTCAGCAGCAAGGGCTAGTCCCATAGTGATTGCTGATGCTACTACTGCACGAAGATAAGACTTGAATGCAGCCTTAGTCTTTGGGTCTTTTAGTTTAGCGATTATATCTTTCATTGTTTCTCCTATTTTTTTTTAGGTGGTAGACCCATCCAACTGAACCAGTTAGAATCGTCTTTAGCGTATTGCTCTTTAATTGAAATATGTAAATGTTTATTATGTTGGTTGCTACCCTTATAGGTATGTTCGCCTTTTTCTTTACTCCAAATTTTACCCTTAAATATTAAATACTTAACCCTAATATCATCTTGTAGTTTAATATAAATATCTTTACAATTTACTCCGTTTGCTGGGTCATCTGTTAAGTCAACTGCTAATCCAGTATTGTGGTCTGAGTTAGGACTCTGACTTAAATGAGCAGCAGATGGTAGTAGACCATCGCTTGCTTTCTTCCTCTTGGGCCAGATGGCTGTCGCTTGGCGCAATACAGCAATCGCAGCAGGTGTGGCTTTCTTTACAACATTCATTGTCTCTCACTTCTTAAATGCTTCTATTACAAACGTAG